GGTACTGGGACGCCCACTTTCCTCCAAATTAGCTGCCGTTCAAATTCAAGAAACTCAGCCAACAGCACTCCCTGTTGAAATGGGAACGTAGACGGCGACACCCCAATATTCCATACCCAAGCCCCTCCAATATCCATCTGCTGCACCCACGCAGCAATCACATTTCTAAGCCACCCTCCATATTCATCCCAAGATGTACGCTTGTCGTCGTGAACACCGTAAACCACATCCACGTTGTAAGGCGGAGAAGTAAGCAGGCATTGAAAATTCTCTCCCGCCATCAACAATCCAACAGCCTCGCCGTCAGTAGAATCCCCGCACATGAGGCGGTGCCGCCCCAGACTCCAGACCTCGCCCCGCTGAACCGTCGGCTCGTAATCGTCTTCCTCGACATCGTCCAGCGCGTCGTCTACGTCGAAGCCCTCGTCCGGCGGCTCCGGCTCCAACAACGTCAGCGGTTCGTACCCGTTCGCCAGGGTCTGGAGGAGGGCGTTCACCGTGGCGTTATCGGATGACACCGTCGATAGCAACTCCGTCAACCGCTCCTCGTCCCGCCCCGCCATCGCTGCCAGCGGGTCGAGCGTCGCCAGCATCAGGTCGGCCTCGGCCTCGTTGATGTCCAGCACCAGCACCGGGACGTCGGAGTCCGGCGTGGTCTCAGCCCGCAGGTGCCCATCGACCAACATCAGCCCCTCGGGCGTTTCCCTGGCAATCAGGGCGTCGGCATACCCGACCTCGGCTAACACGCCTCTAAGGGCGTCCTGCTGCGCGACAGGGTGCGTTCTCCAGTTCTTGGGGTTCGGTAGAAGCTCCGACGCCGGGACGCGCCTCAGCTCCTTGATCCGGTCTCTGATCTGCATCGTCTGGCTCCTATGGATTATTCGTGCATCCGTCGCCACTTACCAAAGCCCAGAGGCTGCCCAGTCTCCCGCGAATATCGCCGCACGGTGTCGTCCCGTCTGCAATCAGGGCAGATCAAATCAGCGCAGGCGAAGGTGGCCCCCATCGAATGGAATTTATTGCCCACCCATACCCGCGATGCGGGAGGCTCGCCACCCAAGAGCTTCCCGCATATCGGATTGTATCCCTTGCTAATATCTATGCTGCCCGCGCACTCATCGCACTGGGCCGTTATCCGGTCTCTGATCTGCACGGCTGCACCTCCATATTGTTCAGGCCGTCTATGATCTCGGCGGTCACTATGCCCACGTCCTCGCCAGCGCAGAACGTTACCATCCCGGTCTCGGTGGTAATGCTCCACCACCCCGGCGGCGTAGTGTAGACAAAATGAGTGCCGCCCATAACGTCGGTGGTACCCGTGGGCAGTGCCTCCTCCGAGGCCCCGCACCTAACGCACCGGAACGCCTTCGACTTTCGACTCCTCAGTTCTTGGATGATAATCTGCCTCACTCGCTGGCCTGTTATGCCCCAGGTTTAGCGGGCGGCGGTTCGCATACTCCTCCTTGGTCATCAATGGGGGGGCGGTGCCGAATCTAGGGATCGGGTATCCAGCCCCAGAATGTCGAACGGTTTCCATGACTGCTCCTCCTATTCGCTGACAGGCGTCACGGTGATCGTCACGCGGTTCTCGGGCATCGTCGCCACCTTCACATGGCCCAGAGTATACCCGACGATATGACCTGGGTCATCGTCTTCAAGAACGCCTGCATCCACAAGTCCATCCAGCGTCGGTGCGACGATACACGCCAAACCGTCAAAATCCAGGGGGCGACGCGCAAAGTATTGTGTGATCTGGACGGTGGCCTTCTCGGGCGTCTGCCAGTCATCCTCCATCTCAGCCAGGCCGAGCATGTAGGCGTCTTCTCGGGCCTGTTTCATAAGGGCCTGGGACGTCCGCCAATTCGATTTCCGCAGGCCATTCTTGGACAGTCTAGAGTCCGGGACAATCTCGATTGTCAGTGAGTCCATAATCTCCTTCTCTGTTTTGAGCTTGACGCCAGTGAGCCCATTAGGGCGAGTGGGCGTCAGTCTAGTCTAGTCTCTCAGTCTTAGTCTCTTAGCCCTTCGTCTCTTACGTGACTCAGGGCTAAGTCTCAGTCTTATATAGTCAGTACTAGACTCCCCGCGCGCGAGGGGGATCGTAGCTGTTGCGGCGCAACGGCCCGCAATTGCGGCGCAACGGATCAGGGCGATTATGTATCGGAAAACCTAGAATCAAAACCATCAAAACCCTCAAAACCTCCTGCCCCGTAACCACAAAAAAAGCCCCGCCCAGACCCTCGGCTTGAGAGTCCAGACGGGGCTTGATTTGCCGTAGATATCGCATTCATTCCAGGTGTTCGTTAGGATCGAGAGTCTGATTATCTGGGCCGAACGTGGCCTGTACTCTCTGCCGCTTCAGCCGGAAGATTCCGGCGAGGTCCGGGTTCCGTTCCATAATCAGCCTCGCGTAGAATGCCCGGTGATTATTGGACAGCTTCGGCGGCGGATTATCGTCTAGACTCTGGAACCACATCTCCCACCGCGCCCGCTCGTACAAGGCACCGATCCCGCAGACGGCGTCCGGCCCGCGCTTTTTCCGCCATTGCCGGGCGAAGTATAGAAGCGTCCGGTATACCTTCGGATGCTGCACATGGAACTCCCAGAACTTTGTCTCCAGCCTACCCTCTGCCACCCAGTCGAAACTGGCCTGCTGGTGCATAATGTTACCGCCTCCCATAAATACCTATAGACCGTGCGAGGATCGCCGGAGCGGCGTGTTAAGACCGCCCCGGCCCCTAACCCCTACATGCCGGTAATGCGCCCCGCTATCATAGGAACGGGAAAGGCTCGGTCGGCTCCCACCTGATGACCTTCCGGGATTTGCCGGTTGACCATAGTTGCCAGGTTTTCAGGACGAGGGCGATCCGCTCTCTTTTATCCATCCGATACCCTATCCCCATGATGTCGATCAGCCGACGCCGGAGCCCGATAATGGGGCTGTCCTCTGGCAGGTTATAGCCCGTTAGGACGGAGCCCAGGAACTGATTCGCCCGTTCTTTACTGGCCCCGGATTGAACGATGGCGAACCAGATCATGGCGGCCTCGGACGAAGGGACGAGCGACCGGCCCCGGCCTGGCGGGCGGAGGGCGAGAGATTCCCGCGCCGCCTCCCGCAGCCCCGGCCACTCTTTAAGGTGTTCAAGAATCCGAGGGATGCTGACACGATCCTCCGGCGCGACCGAGGCCGGGTGGGTCATCATCCTAGCGTTACGGGCCTCATACCCACGCCACAGCAGCAGCGTTGCCGCCAGGAGGGAGGCGTTCTGCTCATCCGCCATCTGAAGGTTATTCGCCGCGCTGCGTTTCACGCCGGTATCTACCGTCGGCCTCGCCGCTGCTTGAACGCCCGTGATCACCGGGACGAGGTACTCGTAGCCGGAGTTGAGGACGGCTTGGAGGCGGTGCTGGCCGTCAATCAATATGCCGTTCGTGTCGAATACGATTGATTCCCCGTTTTCCTGCCAATAGCCCCGTTCCATCTCAGCCGCGAGCGCACGGGCATTTCCTCGCGTGAAAGGCCGGTTGGCTTCGTTGCGTTTCAGCCATTGCACCGCAATCTCCGGCGTGATCCGGACAGTCCTCGACGTCATCTGTTTATTGATCGGGGCCGCGATCCAATAACACCCCGCCCCGCACATGTGTATGCGCCTCGGAAACGGTAACGTCTCCCGGCATCGTCCCTGATCTTCCCACTCCGTGCCTGTGGTCGTGTCCGTTTTTGTAGCCAATGTCTCGCTCCTCTCTGAGATTATCCGCGCTCCGAACGCCTGTAGTGCCCGCCTGTATAGCTCCCTCACCAGTCTGTGCCCGACGGCTCCCAGCGGCCGTTCTGAGGAGCCAATCGATGATCTCGCGACAGGGCCGACGCGACCGTTGACCGTGGCGAGTCCAGAAGTTCGGCCAGCTCCTCCGTTGTCATCGCACCGTTCTCGCCGATAGCGATCCTCGCCCTCTCGGCGATGGGCAGACCCGCCACCAACTCCGCATTTTCTTTGATGTCCAAGGCCTCGATGGTGCAGCCGTCAGCCCAGGTCAGACGGAAGCCCAACGGGTCGTGCAGCGGCCCCATATTGGACTTCCTGTGATGGAGGGCGAAGTCGCTATAGGCGGCGTTCCTCAGTTGGGACGCCTTCAGTTCAAAAGTGTCTCTCGCCCGGTCCTTCCATACCGTTGATCCGAAGGGCGTGGCGTTGGCCTTGCTACCTGTCGCCTCCTTCGTCACGTGCGCGATGATCAGCGTCGACAGGTCGCGGTCGGCCGGCTTGATCGCCCTTAGAGCCGTGAAGAAGTCCTGGGTCGGCTTGGTCGCCTCGGCCTCCCCTCCGCACGCCGGAATCGCGCTGTCCACCAGGATGGTCCCGATGTTATACGCCTCGATCTCGTCGGCTACCGTCTCGACGTTGTCGCTCAAGCTCCCGACCATCTCCCGGTAGAAAACCATCCGCCCCCGTGGGCTTTCCGGTCTCTCGGGATCAGGCCATCGCCCCGGTTCGATCCCGCGGCCTCGGAGTATCTCCGAGTTCCGCCAGTAGGCCAGGTTTCGGGTAGTCTCCCAATCTAGCCAGAGCGCGTTCTGTTGCACCGTCCCCAGACCGGCCACGGCGAAGCCGGAATGTAACCCCTGGATGAGGTTTAGCCCGACAAGGGATTTCCCTATTCCACCCGCACCGTAAATGATGCACGGCGTCCCCTCCCAGAGTATCCGGGAGATTACCTCCCGACTCGGCTCCGGTGGTTCAGCGTCGTCCAACGCGATGGCCGGAGACCCGGCCAGGTACGCCTCGGTGACCATGGACGACACCTGGGTCATCCGCTGCCGCCAGTCGTCCCTTGACGAAATCGCCTCCAGCTCGGAGATGATCCCGCGCCACGTTTTGGTGATGTGGGTCCGGATCGGCCCAAGGAGATGCGGGCCGTTAAGCTCCGCCGTATCCCGTACTGTGACGACGGCCTCAATGTGGCGGTCTCTGTGTTCGTATAGGCGTCGACATTCGACGACCACGCCCTCGGCCCAGGTCACCATGTAAGCGGTGCCCTGCCGCTCTAGCGTCGGCGTTGAAAGGCTCTGTGCCATCATAGCGGCGTCCCTCCCTGACGCCTCTCGCGTCGTGCCGGTCTGTCCGGCTCCCTGGGCGTGGCCTTAGGACGGGGCTGTCGCTCCGGCCACCCCTCCAGCATCTCCGTCAGGCGTAGGATCGCCCCGGCCAGCCCCTCGTTATGAGAGGCCGACCGAGGCGTTGATAGCTCCACCGAACGCCGAAGCGCGTCCTGCCGCAGACAAATGCCCGGCGTGTTAATCCGGTAGTCGTGCAGGTCGCAGTACGCATCCGAACAATGGAGCGGGGCCGTCGTCATCCTAGGTGCTCCCCGAGGACAGACGCCAGCCCCGACGCCGTATTCCCTGGCACCGCCAGATACTCACTGGCCGATTCGTACCCGGCCGACCGGATCACTCCGATCACGTCCTCCCGGCTCCACTCGCGACCCTCTACCCACTCCCTCAACTCGGCCTCGTTTTTGATAGACGGCGGCTCCGGTGCCTCCGCAACCACCGCGCCCAGACTCTCGGCATGGGCGACAAGAGGCGAGTCCCCGCCGATGCGCGACAGGAACCGAGCGTTCCACCACTCCGCAAGCTCCCCGGCCATCGCCAGCAGAGTCGAGATGTCCGCGATGATATTCCCACCCTCTGCCGCTCCGAACGCCACAGCCTGTCGGACGGCCTCGCGGTCGTTGATGGTCATGGTATCGACGCGATACCGGAGGGCTGGGTCCATCCATGCGGCCCCACCAGAGGCCCTTGCAGCCCCAGAGCGAGACCTTTGGGCCGCTTCGGTGGCATTGCCCGACTCGGTCCCGTTCCCGCCCTCTAATGGCCGCGAGCCCGTCATCTGCCAATTGACCTGCCACGGTTTCTCCTCCCCGTCGATGGCCTCGCCCGTAAAAGTTCCATCCTTAACGAACCTCATCTGTCGGACAGTCGGCTCCATCGTCGCCCAAACCTCGCTTCCAATTGCCGGGGCATTGCCCGTCCCGGCCCAGCGGATGAACCGAGTCGGGTACTGCCCTAGCTCAGGGATGTTGGCCTCAATAGTGACCCGGCCTCGGGCATTCTCCACCCTAAGAATCGTCGCCTCTGTCTCCACAATGCTGACAGTCATCAGCGTCCCTCCTTCTCGATTTGTACCTTCGCCGGTCCGTAGATTTTCGCGTCCTCTATAATCGCCGCATGGTCTCCACTATGCTTGAGCAGCTTTCGCCCCCTCGCCATGTTCCATTTCTCCGGCACCCGCCGCACCTCGTCCCGCTCCGGCGAGTAAATCCCGTCCAGGTCTGCCGGGTCGGTGATCTCGCGGAGAGCCGCGAGGATTGCGGCATCGTAGCTTACCGACCGAGTGATCGTGACCACCCCCTCCGGCGTCCTCATGCGCTCCGATTGGTCAGCCTCCATCGCCTCGATTACCTGACGGCTCAGGAGGTATTCGGCCTCCTCCATCGCCTTGATCCGCTTCCGAACGTCGACCAGTTCGACAACGACCTCGTCGAGCGTCGCGTTCTGTACCGCATGTGCTAGCCTCATCCTTTCGACCTCCTGTCTCCCGGATGCTTCCCGCATGTACACTCCGCCTTGTGATACCCCGACCGACTGGGCGTACGTTGTATCGGCCGCCGGATCATCCAGACCACGCCACGCGGCGTATTCCACCGTCGCGTTTCGCCCAGCAACCCCTTCCCGATTAGCTGATGGACACGTGCCCGCGTGACCCCGATTTCCTGCGCGCACTCGCGCACCGTCGACCATTTCCCGACTGGCATTGGTCCTCCCTCCCTGGCTTGGCGGTATGGGTAGTATATCACCGCCAAGCCCTTCGTGCCTTATCCTAGACCCCGGCCAGCTCCGGACTCGGAGCGTTCAGGATCGACCACGCCTGCGTCCGCATCGCCTCGCCGCCAGAGCCGAGCCAGGAATTTTGCAACCGCCGGGAGACTACCGCGTCTTCGGTCGAGTCCAGGCTGTCCATTGAGCGCGAGCCCTGGCTGTAATCGAGGTACTCGGTCACCGCGTTGAGGGCGTCCCATTTCGTCTCGCCCCGGTTGCCCTGGCCCAGATAAAACAGGTCTAGCATTTTCGACGCCGCCGGGGCCTTGATCCCGCGCTGCTTATCCATCGACCGGTCGTCGTCCAGGTCGAGGAGCTTGTAGGTCATGCTCTTCATCTCGTCGTGACTCCACGCCTGTTCCGCGATCCGATTCGCGTCCTCGATCAGACGCGCCATGTATACGCCGTTCAGGCCGAGGAGGTCGCGGGCCTCGTTGACCCTGCCCATGATCCCCGACGTATGCCGTGCCGCGAATGCCGCCCGACTACTCGTCGCCGATCCGAGCGTATTGCTGCAAACCACCCGAACCGACGTCAGGCGCATCCGTAGCGCAGCCGTCCCGTCGTGGGAGTTGTCGAGGAGGATGAAGGACTCCAGCTTCTCCCCGTTGTCCAGCCGGTAGTCGCCGGGAAGCTTGCAAAGCATCCAGACCCGCCGACCGCCGAACAACGATCCGACCGTGTGGAACGTCGCATCGCCGGAGCCGACCACCGCGTCCATCAGGTCGAAGGACGCCAGGTTTTGAATCGGCGTGTACCCGTCGGACATGACGCCGAAGACCTCGTCGGTGTCCCTGCGGACGACCGCCCGCTTGCCCTCGACCTCCTTGAAGTGGTACGGCCTCCAATCGTCGGCTGGGATATGCCGGAATACCGGCTCGGTCACGACCTCCCAGTCCAGCCCCGCGGCCTCGATGGCCTGGGCCGAATTCATGGCCTTCCCCTCGACGAAAGTTCCCAGGCCGTGCCAGGGCCTACGTCCCACGTAGGCCATTCCGTCCGTCTCTGTAATTCCTGCTGGCATAATGTCTCCCATCTGCTAATTGTCCGGCGGGCCGATTCGTCTCACTCCTTCCAACTCGATTCGATGCCGATGGCCCGAACCACCGGCCCGTTATGAGACCCGCCCCGACTGGATGCCGGGGCGACGCTTCGGGCTTAACTCCTAAGCAGACCTGATTTGATCCGGTGCAATGCGGCGGGCGAACCCGTAGCGGTTAGCGACCCAGACTCCGCCATCGGGAAATACCGCCTGCACTATACAGGGATTATGGTGGCAGTTTTTTGGGTCGCAGCAATAGCACGGCCCGGCGCAATCCTGCAATGTCGTTCCTTCCCGGAATCCGCACCGCTCGCAGACCCACCCGAACCGGTAGCGGTGGACAACTACCGAGAAGCTCGATTCGGTTTGGCCGACCGGGAGCGGCTCGGAGTCGTCCCGTACGAGATAGGTGTCTTCGACCGGGCATCTGACGACGGTCATGACTCACCCGCCAGCTTTTTGAAGCTCCGCACCGTGACCCGCTCCCCGTCTGCCCAAAACCGTCCCAAATAGTAGACATACTTCACGCTGCACCTGACCGACGAGGAATACGAGTACCGGATGCCCTCGTGCTTGAATCCCACGGCCCAATTGTTTTTCCGCTCTATCGACCGCCTGCCACTGGCGTTGCTTGGTGGTGTCATGAACCATGCACCGGCACTGAAGCTCCCGTGCTGCTCCAGTGCCTGCTCGACCTTGGCCCGCTGTCCCTTGCTGATTGCCCTCATCGTGTCTCCTCCAGTCTCGCGATAATCCGCTCGGCATCCCGCCGACTGATCAGCCCGGCGTCCATCAACGCCCGAATCTCTGCCATAGCCTCTACCATGTCTCCCTCTCAGCCCTGATTTTGACCCGCCTTGAGACCGGGTCTGGGGCTTTAATCCGGGGCCACGCGGCCCCGGCCTCTCAGCCGTCTATTCGCGAGGAGCGAGGATGTAACCGTGTTCGGACTTCTGGAACCTCCGCGTTAGCCTCGCAAATTCCTCTTGCGACATGCGGCCTTCCGCAACGTCTCCCTGGTATTCGTTATACATCTCGGCGAACATTTCTTCCTTCGACCTTTGCGCGTGCGTGGCTTTTAGGTCGTAGTCCGTCACCAACTCCCAATTGCCCAGCCTCTGCCGCTGATACGTCACCGCGCAGTCGCGGTCATACCACCCGCCGCCGGTGGCCGCGCGGCAGTCGTCATGAACCGCCTTGCCCTGCTTCCCCCGCTCGCCCTTGAAGAACACCGACTCGCCGTCCTGCACCAGCTTGCGCGCCCGCGTACCAGTACCCGACCTGGGCCATCGGGTCTTTATACATCGACGCTCCTTCGTGAAGCTCAACGCCGAGCTTCATACGGTTGGTGAAGATTTCCTTCCAGCCAGCGAAGCCGAGCCGAGTAATCGTCTCGCCATCCTCGCCTCGCTCGATGAAGCTGATGGCGTCGCCCATCATTCCGAAGTCCTTCGACCACCAGTTGACCGCCGTGCCGATTGTCAGGAACTTTTCTTGGATTCCTGCGTCCGTTAGAGCCTTCATGTCGTTCTCCTTGTGTAGGTTTCGGCCAGTTACTGACTGGCTCTCGTTCAGACCGGATAAGTTGTCCGGTGACCTTGACCAGTTCCCCTCTCTGGTCTCGGCGCATCCGGGCTACTCCTGCTCTCGCTTCGCCCGCCATCTTGCCGTTTGGGTGTTTGTGGTGCTTGTTGGTGGCCTGCACCCCGCCTGATCTACCCTTATTATATATAGGTGCTATACCCATGTCAATACCCTATAGGTGGCAATCTTGGGTCATTTTAGTGAAATCCGAAAACGGGCGGAAACGCCATAGACGGCGACCGACTGGGGGGAGGTAGGGGATAGGGGCTATTCGGCGGTTGCTGCCCGTCTACGGCGAATCTGTTAACGGACACAAAACGCCGGGACGTGGGAGGCTAGAACCACGCCCCGGCATGAGAAAAAGGGAGACAATGCCATTATACAGGAGACTGGGACTAGACTATTGAATCCGGCGCGGTTTCTGCTGGCTCTCCGGGCACGTAGAACTTCTGGGGGCCTGCCCTGACATGGCCCGAGTCTAGTCCTTGTCCTCTAGAATTTTCATGGACAAGCCGACCATCCCGGTGACTGCGCCCGTCGTCACCTCGATGTGACCGAGCCGGAGGGAATAGAGGCTCACCGCGCCGAGAACCATCAGGGCGACTAGAATTTGGGGTCTGACGCGGGTGAATAAGTCCCTCATACTGCCTCACTATGGCGGGCTAATACTGACCTCGACGTTGTCAGTGATGTTCGCGATCTTGTATACCGTGCTGGTGCTGACCACAAATTCCTTCGACGCGAACCCATTTCCGGCTCCCGTTTCCATGAACTCGATATCAATTGTACCGGCCTTAATGCGGGACAGAACGCACGGGCCACCCTTTGTGTAGATATTACTCAGCCGCAGGACGTCCACCTTCCCGTTGACGGCAGATGTCGGCGCGCCGATGATAATCTGGTCGTAGGTGCCCCCCGACGTTATCATCGAGTCGGCTCGATTTCCACCTCCAATGCCCCTAGCTCTGGGAGTGCCTGCCACAGGCGATATACTCTGGCCGTCCGAGGCGTTGTACCGGATGTTGAGGGTATGGGCTTCGACGTCGCTCATGGAGAAATTTGTGCATCGCCAGCGGTTAATGATGAGGTGCCCGACCTCAAGCCACGTCGCCGTGAATCCTGACGAGGCCGCAGTCCCGCCCACAATGATTACCTTCGATTGCCCGCTGGGTAGCGTGGAGCCGGTAAACGCAGTCCCAACGGTGACCCCGCTGATCGTGATTTCCCCAACCGGCGTCACCCCCAAATCAATTTTGAGGGTGTTATTAGAATCACTGTATGAGGTCGGGATGTCCATCGGCGCAGAGTAGACGCCGGAGTCACCTCGACCGAATGACCGCTCTGAGAGTATCGTTTCGTTGACGATGACGCCACCGCCAGCGGTTCCTCCGAGGGCGAGGAGGGCAATGGCAGCCTGTGGGTTTAGTCCGCAAGCTCTAAGGCCGGTGTATGGGAGCTTCAGCGCGGTGAATAATGCTCGAAACTTGGCACTCTCACCATGGGCATATTCTATCTTGCCTAAAACGAAGTCCCGCTTCTGCCATACTGCCAGGAGGAACCAACCGACGCCTCTAAGGGCAGCCTGGGCACCTCTACGGGGCCATGTCCAGGCCAACCGAACCGGCAATATCCACAACCACCGCAGATGTAGGTTCGGCCGCCTAATTCGCATGTACAAATACCTCCTGTAGATCGGTGTCGTCTGCTGTCATGTGCTACTCACGACTAGCCATAGGATTGCCCCGGCTAGTCCGAACGAGACCAGTGATAGCACGAGTCCGACCCGTACCAGACATACGAGTATCCGCATCTGCTCCTCGGCATGACGGAGGAGCGGGATGGCATGGAGGGCAACGAGCGTCGTGAGGTTATCGATCCGTTCGCCCTGTCGCTCGTCCATAACATATCAAACTACTGAGCGTTCACAAAATAATTAGCCAGACCACCGCCCATAGTTTTGTGGCTAGCACTGCCGACATCCTCATGGCTGACTTTCAGTATCACCTCTTCCCCTGACGTTGCCGATTCCTCGACATAGGTCACCGTGATAGCGTTCCCAAACTGCGGGGTCTCATTGGAAACCACGTCAGTCGAGGGAAATGTGCGGGTCACAGTGGCTACCTGGGAGCCGTCTATAAATAATGCCACCGTATAATCAACGTCGTTGCTGGTGTCATTGTGTCCACCAACCCAGACCCCCGTGAGAACCCGACCCATGTTGCTACCTGTATACGTGGGGCTTTGAGTCGTGCCACTAACCGCACCCAGTGACGTTCCGACAGTTCCGCGGTCCATCCAGTGGAGGTTTCCGAAGTTGCCCTGTACAGAATAATAAACATTGGCGGTGACCGCATTCACGCCGTGCGTATGGTCGCCGGCTGCGGCCTTAATTGAGGTCGTGCCAAGAGTCCGGAGGCTGGCGGTGCCGGCGGACGCATCTGCCGCTGTCAGATTGACCAGGCTCGACCCATACCAGAGGAGATCGTTCCCATTTCTTTGCAATTCCCCGGCAGCGTCAGGGTTCGCGTTTTGATTCGCGAACGTGAGGGTCGCCAGAGCCGTGAGGGTCAGGCCAGACATGCTCGATGCCCCCATGCCAGGATCGCCCGTGTGTGTATGCGTCGAGAGAATCCCTAGATTGTCCCGCACGTCGACGTTGAGCATTTCCGCCGTCACAATATCGTTGCTAATGCCAGACCAGTCCCGCGGAGCTGTCCACGCCATACCTAAGCCTCCTACTGAACCGGGAACCGGAACGGGAATTCATACGGGAATCCCTTGCTGACGATCCGCGACAGCCAGAGGAGTCGAGGCGGTGGCTGTTGCCTCGCCTGTCGGATCATCGGTCGGGCTGTCACCGTCGTCAGGCCCATCAGTGAGAGTGATTCCCCGCTGCCGCCTGAGTCGACCCGGTGCCGAGCGTCCGTAGTGTAGCGACCCCTGCCGCTCCGTCGGCATATAGGCCGACGAGCGCGGCCCCGTAGTATTCAAGGTTATTCCCAACCCGCCGAAGCTGATACGGGGCCGCGCTGGATGGACTGCCGCCAGGGGCAGCGAGTACCAGCACTACCAGGGCCGACAGGGAGACGCCTGATAGAGTGGCTACTCGTCCAGCTTTTCGGCGTTGTCCAGGCCATCAGAACGCCGGAACCGTCGAGGTGCCTAGGACACTAACGCCCAGCACCCAGAACTGGCTATAGCCGCCGGAGGCGGGAGATAGCTCCCAGACGGTCGTATGCTCCTGGCCGCCCTCCGAAACCTGATGTTTCTCGGACTCGATGAAGAAATCCTCGGAAATGCCGAGCTTCGCGTCATTGGAGGCCACGACGGTGATTCGGTCGGACAGGTCACGGCTGAGAGCCTGTCCGATATTGCCCGTGGCCGATGCCGGGATGGTCAGGGTGAGAATGTTGGTCGGCGATGCGAATATCAAAACCTGGTACTCACACCAGTCCTGCGCCTCGGACGTCGTCGGGATGAACTTGGTTTTCGCCACGTATTTTCGCTCACCGTAAATCCCCTGAGAAGTGGTGTCGATAGCCCGCACGATGCACGGGTTTTTCGTCGTGACCGCCGTGCCTCGCGCCTGTATTTTGGTTAAATATATTGAGGATCCATCGTCGGCATTCGCTAAACTGATCTCCATGATGTCCGCGATCTTATCCCCGCTGTCCCCTGATGAGCCACCCGATGCCGTGTTCGCGAGGATGTCCGTGGTTGCCGCTGGAGTCGTCCAGGCGGCAACCTCCATCGCATTGTTCCCGGCGTCAGGATTGGGGTACTCGGCAACGAACACCTTCGCCTCGCCGGGTGCCAGGGTGGGCGAGTCCAACCCGGTCTCAGGATGCACCCAAAGCGTAGCGAGGCTGGCCGTATCAAAAGTTCGGGCCGTCGCCTCGACGTGGTTAACGATCGTCCCGAGCGGGTCGTCCTGTGCAACCTGAACAAACGTGTGCGCGGCCCCGTCCGCATCACTGAACGTGCCCTGGGACGTGGTGGATGCTGTCTCGATCAGCCGGTGGTAACGGTTCTGAAACACAACTTTTCCGTCTTTGGATTCCAACAGGAATCCGGCCTCGGCTTCTTCGACTAGCCGCATTGCGTCAATGCCCTTCTTCCCACTTATCCAGAATCGCGCAATTCTGGTCTGACCTATCTCTAGAGTCCGATTATCGGTATCATCAGGCCAGCCTATATCGGTCAAAATGCTACCGATTGCGCTGTCCGTGCCAGATGGGGCCGAGGTCAGCACGTCGGTCTCCGAAGCCAACTGGGTCTCGAACTGGTTCAGATAGCCCAAGGTGCCGAACGCCGTGAGGGTCGCCGTCCTGCGACCTGATGCCGCTGGAGAGGGTTTGATCCGGTCGAGCTTGCCCTGCCACCTGACCCCGTCGTTGAATGCGACCGGGAACACATACGGGAACGACCCGGAACCGGCCTGGAGCTGGATCGACCGACCCGGTAGGATTTCACCCGTCAGGGCCGAGGAAGTATTAGACGGGGAATACTTGCCACCGGTGTTGAGCAATTGTGCGGTGAGCTTCCCGGCGATACTACTACCCTGCAACTGGGAGGCATAATCCCGCCCCCGCTCCCACGATAAGGACAGCACATCGCCGGTAATGTCGTCATTGGAGTCGGTGAAGTCCCCGTCGTTATTCCAGTCGACGAGAAGGGTATAGCTAGCCATATACCGCCTCAGCCACCTCCAGAGCCCCCGCGTCGCCCGCAGAGCCGTTAGATGCTGCAAGCTGGGCCTGCAACTCCACCACCTGACGCTCGGCCATGATCCGGCGTAGTTGCTCCGCCGCTAGCGGGTTCGCGGACAGGAGTGCCTGGAGGTCCGCGTCTGTTATCTGGTTCTGTTGCTGGGTCATTCGGCTGCCTCTTTCCCCACTACTAGCTCGGTTTCGTCCCACCCTTACGTCAGCCCCATGGCTGCTCGGCCCAGGTTATATAGTCGCTTGACCTGGGCCGCTGTTAGCTCGGCCTGTACGAAGAGGGGGCCGAAGGGACCACCTGCCATACTACCGTCGAAGAAGCTGTGCGGCGAGGCATTTGTGTGGGCCAGTTTCATAGTACCGCCCAGGTTTTCCATGCTCACGAAGGCCGCATTGTCCGTATCCGTACTGGAAATCACAGCATCGTCCACGTATAGATTGAGGCCGGTCGCATCCGCCGACCCGTCATAGGTAGCTGCGACAAAGTGCCATTCACCAGGAACTACCGATGTATTCCCACCATATGTACGAATGAGGGGGTTACCTGACTCACTTTCGTCGTAGAGAAGGATGGCCAGAGCTTCGTTATCATCTACGTGGAACTGCCACTCCCTGGTGTCCCCCGCGGTATCATACTTGGCCAGAATAGTTTTATTGGTGGCAGTATTATTCACGTTGACCCAGGCCGCCCAGGATGCCGCGGCTAGGGCCCGCGTCCAGTACGCCGCATCAGGAGAGTCGGCTTCCTCATCCGTTCCGTCAAACGTGACCGTGGGGACGATGCCCTGCCACTTAGCGGGGTCTGTCAGGTCAAGCCCTGTGTCAAAGGTGCTGGGGATCTTTGACCAGGTGAAGACGGCCTCTAGACCGCTAGCATGTCTGCGTCTCGTCTTGAACGAGGTCGCGTTAGGCTGCCCATCGTCGCCTGGCCCTACCAGGGGCAGAACAGTACCAGTATCCCCGAGGATGCCAAACACCTGCTCCCAGGACGGTTCCAGTAGTGCAAAGTTTTTACGCCAGAGCGAATCGAGAGCAGACATTATGCGATCCGTCCTATATCCACCGCAGCCTGCGTATCAGCACTGTCCTCGGCGGCCTTACGAGCAGCCTGCTCGTCTCTCAGGGCGGCCTCGGCGACCCCTCGGGCCGCCTCCAGGGCGGTCGGGCTGCCGAGCGTCCGACGTCCAGCCCGCACCATACTGGATCGGAGGTTTTGCCGTAGCCAAGCCAGGACGACAGCCTTTCCAACGAGGCCGTCGCCATCCTCCCCCAGGTCGGCCAGCATGGCGTTGACCACGGAGGTAGGATAATCTATCGAATATGTTGGCATGTCCTGCTCCTATAACGAGAGATTGAAAAACCCATTGACCAACCCTTTAAGTGCCCAAATATCTTCGGTCGAAAGCTGTTTCCGGCAGAGGCCGATCAACGCCATGTCCCCATCCCAGAACCCCTCCGCCACCGGCGTTCCCGAGGCGGACAGGTTGTGCGCGATGGACAGGATCGGCCCCGTACCCTCCATCGCCACATAGGTTCCTGAACTGGAGTCGGCATCATCGCGCTGGGTGCCATTCACATATATTTTGATGCCCGTGTTGGCCCCAGAGCCATCGTATGTCGCGCATAGGAATGTGAAAGTGTCAGCCGTGAGGGCCGACTGATCTTCCCGACCGATGAAGGCATTCGCAGACTCGTCGTATAGTTCCAGCCGTGGGTATCCGTTGGAGGTCGTAAGTAGAAACCGCCACTCGCGCAGTTCCCCGTCGGTATCCTCGTTCCACTTTGAAATAATCGTAGCGTCAGCCGCAGGAGTAGCGTCATCAGCGTCTAGCAGCGCAAAGACGCTGAACGGCTCATCGACGGCACCATTTCCGAAGTGGTGATCGCCGCTATTCGGGGAGTCGCCCTCATCGTTCGAGGCGTCGAAGACCTGAGATAGGCCAGACCCCAGAGTGCTTAGGCGTCCCCCGCATCCCATGTGATTGTGTCGGCGTTCCGGGAGGACTCGGTGGCGGCGGTAGTATCGCCCGACTGAGGTGTCCAGAGAAATTCCGGCTCGCCCATGATGCCCAGGACGTCCCCCAGGAATTCGTTACGCCCCACCGGGCCGGCCCATTTCACGCCTGTCGTTTCGCCCGAGTCGGCGGTTAGAACATGGGCGTTGGTGCCGACGCCGAGCATCCGAGGATTCCCGGAACCGTCACCGATTAGAACGTGCCCTTTCGTGCTCATATCAACTGAGGCTATAGCAGAGGCTCCGTTACCGATCAGGACTCCGTTAGCGGTCAGGGTCGAGACCCCTGTTCCGCCATATGCCACGCCGACGTCCGTCCCCTGCCAGACCCCGGTCGCAATGGTGCCGAGAGATGTGATGAACGAGGTCGCCTGCCAGTCGGGTATCCCACCGGTAACTCGGAGTACGTCGTTAGTCGAGCCGACTCCCAGTCTCCTCAACTGCGCGGTGGTCGAGGCGTAGACAATATCGCCGACGGCCTGATTCGCCACAACGTGCGTCCCCACGGCCTCCCATTCGGCCTGCGTCAGTTCGGTGCCGACGGAGCCGTGCTTCAGTTCGTTCGCCATATCGCGCCACCTCTATGCTGGGGCTAGGATGCCGGAGAACCCGCCCCGGCGGACGCCGTCGCGGATCGCTGTCGAGACCTTCCGCTCAAAATCGTCGAACCCGTACGTCGGGCCTAGGATGTTAATAGTGATACCACCGCCCATTCCTCCGGCGCGACCCAGCGGGACGACCGCCTCCGGCCCCCGCTCTCCGATCATGGCGAGGGTAGGCGACCGGACGATGCCGCCCTGGGCCAGCATGGGAATGTCCGGGATCATCGGGAAATTGAACGGGTCGAAAGAGAAAGCAGGGGTTTTGAAGGGGCCAATCCCCACAGAGGGGATGTCAATGTTGATGTCGTTCAGGGCCTGGAGCAGGCCGTTAATCGCACCTATCACCACGTTGATCACGCTGATAATGGGGCGGGCAATCGTCTTGACGACCTCCTTCATCCCGTTCCAGATCGTGTCCCAGTTATCGCGTAGGAAGAACAAAGCCTTAATCAGCGCGCCTCCTGGGAGGAGCCAGCCGAACGGCCCGTCGATCACGCCCTTGATGAAATCGACGACCGGCTCAAAGACCCGCTTGATCGTACCCCAGACCGTATCCCAGACCTTGGAGAAGGCCGCGGTCACCTTGTCCCAGTTCTTAATCGCGAGGACAATTCCAGCGATTGCCAAAACAATTCCGATTATGATCAATCCCACAGGGCCCATTGCGAGGTTCAACGCCGCCATCGCCGTAGTCTGGAGCCAGGTCGCCGCCGTCGCTATAGTCTGGGATGCTGCCATCGCGGAGATGCCGGTGGCAATCGCCGGGGCCATAATCACCATCGGGCCGAGGGCCGTGGCGAATTTCCCGATGGGCGAGAGTGCGCCCTTGACCTTGTTCTTCATGATGTCCATCTTGTCCGACATGGTCAGAGTGGCCGCTCCGAGGTCTGCGACCTTGCCCTCGGAGTTCGCCATCGCCTCCAGCATATCCTCCAGGGAGAACACGCCTTTATCGATGGCGTCCTTAAACCGGATACCGGCACCAGCACCGAAATTAGAAGTCGCAATCGCCAGTGCCTCGGTTTCTGTCTCGGCATTCTCGATGCTGGCGATCATCTCCATCAGTCCACCCTTGATGTCGGTAACACCCTCCTTCGCCAGCTTCCCGATTGCCGTGTTCAGCCCCGGCATCATTTTAGAGGCAGAGAGGCCCGCCGCCTCCATGTTCGCAATCAACGCAGTGGACTCGTCCAGGCTTAAACCCATCGTTGCCAACTGCGGGCCAAATTTGACGACGGTGGCCGCGAGGGCACTCATCGGTACACCCACCGCCTGGGAAACCGTGGTCAGCTTGTCCAACTGAGCGCGGGTCTCTGATGCCGGAACGCCGAAGGCAATCATGGCGTCGGCGACCGATTTAATCATCGGCCCCGCTTCCTCGCCCATCGCCCGCGAGACATCGAGGAATGCCCTGGTGACATCCTCCAGGGCTGCGCCCTCCAGCCCCATCTCGGTATTGATGTCGGCGATTGCCGCCGATACTGCCGCTGCGTCCTGCGGAACCGTTCCCCAGACGTCTTTGAAGCTCTGGGTCAGCCCTTCAAGCTGCTCCCCAGATGCGCCAGTACCAGCAGCAATTGTGTTCGTCGCCTCCTGATATTCCTGGCCGAGTTTCGCCGCCGCGCCAGCGGCCAGCGTTAAACCACCAGCGGCCATAGCAACGCCCTTCATGGCGGTCTTGAACTTCCCGCCCATGCCCTTGACGCTCTTCTCGGCCGATTTTGTGTCGGCGTCGACCGTTATGGTGACGGTATTAGCCACTCGCTTTGTCCTCTACCTTGCCCTCGCTCACGATTGCCAGCATCCGCAGTATTCCCACGTCCTCGGCCATTAGCTGGGACGGCAGGCAGCTATACCGCTGACAGATGCCGTCGACGATCTCGGCCATCTCTAGATTCCTGATACGTGCCGCCTCGGACCGCCAGCCACCGGGCTATTCCGAGGCTAAGGCTTCCCCCGCCGTGGTCGCCGCTTCCGTCCACGCGCCCAGCACCTTCGTCGCCAGGGCCGGAGGTAGCGACAGGAAACCCGCTGCGTCTGCCGGCAGCACGGTCCCGTCCTCGTCCTGTAGATTCCACGAGGACAGAATATCGTCGCCGAACATCGAGAACGCTGCGCGCAGATCGTCCGGATTGGAGTCCGTCGCCCCGGCTAGAGTCTGAAGATCGAGGAAAGTCCGGAGGTCGACGTCTAGCCGGGCCTCGATATGGATACCGGCATATTCCGGCTCATTAAAAACCAGGATTGCCCGCCGCCGCTGGATGACGTATGGCTTGACGCCGTTGGTACTAACCACCATTAGACTGTCGACCATGCCGGAACCGTACCGTCTGCCAGGTTCAGCGTTACCGACCACGTCAATGCCCCGTCAGAACCCCGCGTGATAGCGTAAGAAGCGACCTGCATCTCCATCGCCAGCTTCGGATTACTCGACGAGTTCCCGCCGATCCGCAGATCGAACGTCCGGGTGCCTGTCCTCGTTTTGAATACGTCGTGGCTCTTGTTCGACGCGGCGTTGAAGAACCCGTTGAGCGATACGTCTCCGTCGCTCATCCCCGTGATCCGCTCCTTCGCCGACTTGTCGAGGCCGGTGGTCTCGACCAACTCCTGCGCGATATTGATTCCGTAATCGCCGACGTCTGAACTGATGTCTCTGGCCGTCCCGCCGCTGTCGTCTATTTGAAGCATGTCGCCCAGACCTGTTTGTTTCGCCATTTTGGCCTCCTATGCCCTGGTGAATGCTATCGCGTATGTTAACGATCCCGATGATGCGTCCAGCACAACTCGCTGCCGGACGTACCGGTTCAGGGTTCCCGTGAACGTAGCCCTTGCGGCTCCGATCCCGTCGGACGCGGTAACGGTCGCCGACGATGCGTCCGTCCAGGTCGAGTTATCGGAGGAGTGCTGGACGTTCAAATGCCAGCGGGCGTTACCGCCGACGGCACTCAGCGCGGTGACCTGGTAAATCCACGACCCGCCATCACTACTACTCGCGGAGTTATCGACCGACGACCCCGACGTGGACGCCGTGATCGAGTCTGTGTGACTGGTCAGCATGATCCCAAACTCTGGCCCGGAGCCGTTGGCCGAAAAGGTCGCGCTGGCCGTAATCGCGGAGCCGGGAGACCGCGTCACGGTATAGGTCCCCTCCTTCGATACCAGGGAGACCGAGGGGTCGCCAACGGCAGAACCCATCGGGACAAGCACCTCCTGATCAGCCGTCGGAAGCTTGCCGGAATTAGACGCCCAGACGGCATGCTGGCGGGCCGACGCATTATCGAAGAAGGCGTCGACGCTGATCTCCCCGTCCACTATCCCGATGATCCGCTTCCGTGCCGATACGTCGAGCGTTGTCACGTCGAGGAGTTCGTTGGTATACCCTAGCC